GCGGCCCTTCTCGACGTGGCACTACCATCGGAACTGGCACGAGGTCTACGGCCGGACGATGGCCTGGTGGGCCATCTACGATATCCGGGGCCACAATGCGATGTGGGAGGCCCTGTTCGGCGAGGCGGAACTGACCGTCCAGCCGGCGACGTGGGCAATGGGCACGATGCGTGGCCTGCTCGACCTGGGGCCGGGCGGCTCGAACTACGCCCGGAACGCGCAGGAGTATGGGCAGCCGCCGCAGTACATCGAGCGAAAGACGCAGTACGGGATCGCGATCGACTTCGCCGACCGGCTGAAGGAGTCGATCCAGCGTCACTTCCACTACGACCTGTTCATGCTGGTCAATCAGATCGTGGCGAACAAGGCGCAGCCGGAGACGGCGTATGCCCTGATGCGAGCGGAGTCGGAGAAGACGGGGCAACTGGCCCCACAGGTCGAGACGTACGAGAATCAGGTTCTCAGCAATTCGCACGACGTGTTCATGGACTACGAGTTGATGGCGGAGCCGGCATATCCGTGGGGGCGACTGCCGGAGCCGCCGGAGATCGTGCAGGAGTACAGCGACGGCCGGATCGATCCGCAGTTCATCGGCCTGTTGTCGATGGCCCAGGTCCGGGACCGGGAAGTTCTGAAGCAATACCGGGCCATCGGGACGGCGGAACTGTTCTTCAACGCGGACCCGCGGGTCGTGAACAAGGTCCGATGGGACAAGGCACTCGAGCGGTTCCTGGAGGCCCAGGACTTCGCACAGACGGACATTGTGCCCCAGGAGGAGTACGAGGCCATGCTCCAGGCGATGGAGCAGCGGGCGCAGCAGCAGGAGCTGGCGGAGAATGCGCCGAAGATGGCACAGGCCGCGAAGGCGCTGCAGGGTAAGACGGAGAAGGGCTCGCCGTTGGCGTTGTTGACCGGGAGTAAGGCATGATATCGCCCCTGATTACCTGCAACGATCTGGCGGCCATGTACCAGCGGTATCCGGGCGCTTTGGCGACGGAAGTCGCGAGTGTATTGCGGCCCTTGGAGAGTGACAAGGAGCGATTGGAGCACAACGCGGCGCTGAGCCGCTTTATCGTACTGTTCGAGACGGAAGAAGCGGAACGGCATCTATGGATGAACGTGGCCCGCGTGATTATCGAAACGGCAATGAATGAACCAGTAGGAGTGCAGATCAATGGCAAAACTAAATGACACTTTCGTGACCAAGACCCCGGAGCCCGTGGCGGCGGCAGACAAGGCCCCCGAGCAGGCGTTGAAGGACGACTGGCCGACCAAGCACAACCAATTGGCCCCGTACATCACGGCCAAGGGCAAGATGCGCAGCGGCCTCAAGCCGAGCGACCAGGCGAAGGCCAAGGACATCTTGCGGTCCTACGGGTTCTGACCGAAGACGTGATCCGCGAGGTGGACTGTGCATGAGACCAAGATTCGTGTGAAGCACAAAGGCAAATGGGTGGACGCCGGGGACCTGGAATACATCCGGGACACCGAGCGGCCTGCGGCCGCTCCTCCGCCCCAGGTGGACGTGGCCGCCCTGCCGGCGAGTGCGGACCTGGACCCCGATATGCCGTTGGCACAGCTCTGGTTCGAGCACCCGGAGACGCGGGCCTATATCGCCAAGGACGGCAAGATTCGCAGTGGCCTGACGAAGGAGCAGCGGGCCACGGGCGAAGAGATTCTCAAGAAGTATGGAGGCAAGGCATGACTGAAGGCATGATTCGATTCCCGATGTTTTTCTACTCGCCGGACGGTGGCGGCGGTGACGGCGGTGCAGGGGACGGCGGAACTCCCGCCCCGGAGTGGCACGGCGACGTTGCCTACTTCCAGGACAACCCAGAGGCCGCCAAGGCGTTCGGCAAGTACAAGACGATGGACGATGCCTTCAAGGGCGCCCACGAGGCTATCAAGCGATTCGGCAAGCCGTACCACCTGCCGGAGGATGGCTCGAAGCTGACGGACGCCCAGCGTGCGGAACTGAAGGCCGGAGTCGCCAAGCTCAACGGCGTTCCGGATACGCCGGACGGCTACGAGATCACGGCCCCGGACGGTGCGGCGATCGACGAGCAGGGGATCGCCGACTTCAAGGCGTTCGCCCACGAGCATGGGATCGACCCGAAGACGGCCCAGGGCCTCGTGGACTTCCAACTGGCGTTCGTGGACCGGCTTAACAAGGCCCGCGGCAAGGTCATCGAGGGCATGACCAACGCGAACTACAAGACCTTTCTGAACGAGGATTGCGGCGGGGACAAGGAAGTGGCCGGAGCCCGACTGGAGATGGTGAAGAACTACCTCCAGACGTTCTGCACCAAGGACGGCAAGCCGGACCCGAAGACCTGGGAGTCGTTCTCCGCCCGGATCATGCACAACGACCGGATGATCGAACTGCCGCTCCTGCGTGCCCTGCACGAGGCGGCCCAGATGAAGGTGGGGACCGGCGGTGCGCCGGGCAGTTTCGGCCAGCCGACTGGTAAGGGCGGGGCCTTGTCCTATGCGGAGATGGATGGGAAATGATCGCTCCGAACGACGACAGGAAGATCGGACGCAACGAGCCTTGCCCCTGCGGGAAAACGGACAAACAGGGCAAGCCCGTAAAGTACAAAGACTGCTGTCTGGGCAAGGACGGTAGGCCGATCTTGCAGCCGGAGGACATGCGGACCCTGCTGCACGTCCTCTTGACGAAGTTCCAGCAGGTGACGAAGACGGGCGGGGTCGTCCTGTCGGCGAAGTTGTTCGAGGAGTATCCGAAGGACGCGAAGTTCAACGTGCAGTACGTACCGGAGATCGACGGGTTCCGATTCTGGATTGACCCGCCCGAACCGAAGGGCAATGTGATTGGACCGAGGAGGCTCGTACTCCCGAACCGATAAGTAGTACCCCAATTCAGACACCCCTCGCAAGAGGGCCTGATGCTTCGACCCGTTGAAGAACGGGTGGGCGAAAGCCGCCCCGAAGTGCCAGGAGCAAGCCCGCTGTTGCGGACACCTTACTCCGACCAAGTTGACAACTTGAATCGTGTGTAAGGAGAACCGCAATGGCGGAAATCAACGTCGCATCCAAACTTTCGTTTGGCGAGATTGCCAAGCGTACCGCGCCCGGCGGCGGCCTCTTGAAAATCTTTGAGGCTATGAATGAAGTGAATCCGGAACTGTCCCGGGTTCCGGCCGTTCCGTGCAATCAGCAGTATTCCCACAAGATCAGTCGTCGTACCTCGCTGCCCACGGGCACCTGGCGTCAGGCGTACCAGGGCACCACGGCCAAGGCCAGTACGACCCAGGTGGCGACCTTCGGAACGGCCTTGCTTGAGGCTATCTCCGAGGTGGACGCCACGCTGATCGATACGTCGAGCGATCCGAAGGGCACGCGCCGCCAGGAGGATGTAGCGTTCGTGCAGGGCATGAGCGAGCAGGTGTGGGAGGCCATCATCACCGGCACCACGACCGCCTACCCGGAGAAGTTCGACGGACTCCAGACCTACCTGAACAGCCTGTCCCAGACGATGGTGTTCGATGGCGGCAACGCCGGCGGAACGAGCATCTACGTCTGCGACTTCTCGCCCCAGGGTTGCTACCTGATCTACCCGTCCGGCGTGAAGGACCGGGGCACGCTCGGCCTGACCATCGACACGAACCCGCCCGGCGGAAACGGCAAGGTCTGGGTCCAGGACGACAGCGACGGAAGCTACCTCGCCTACCGTACCCTGTTCCAGTGGTGGCTCGGCTTCGTCGTTCGGGACGAACTGGCCATCGGCCGCATCGCGAATATCAACTCCACCGTCGGCGGCTCGAATACCTTCGACGAGAACGACCTGATCGAACTGCTGGAGTACGGGCACTTCAAGGGCCGGGGTACGACCATCCTGTGCTCGAAAGAGATCAAGGCCCAGATGCGGATTCGGCTGAAGGATAAGGCAAACGTCAACTTCAGTACGGCGATGGGCCTGTCCGGCGAAGAGATCCTCATGTTCGGGAATACGCCCGTGTTCCGGTGTGACGCCATCAGTACGTCGGAATCCACCGTGACGTGATCCGGGGCCTGATTGACGAGACAAGAATCGAACTCCGGTTCGACCCAACTTCGGTTTGAAAGGACAACACAATGAGTTTCATGGATGCAAACTGGGTGGTCTGGGACGCACAAGCCCTGACCGTCACGGAAGAGAGCCGTACCAACGGCAATATGTTCGACCTGGAAGAGGACGGTGTGACCGACGAGAGCATCGCCGATACCCTCTGGTTCAATCTGCAAGTGAGTACGGTATTCTCCACGCTGACGGAAGGCTGCCACTTCTCGATCATTACGAGCGACAGTGCGACCTTCGCCAGCGGCAACGTCTGCCTCGCGGCACTCGGCAGCGAGGACTATCCGATCCTGGTGACGGAGTTGACGGCCGGTGCCCGGTGGTCCGTCGCCTTCCCGCGATGGAAGCTGCACAAGTACCTCGAGGTGGTCTTCGTGGCCGTCAATACGGCGGCCGGCGGGGGTGCGGTGGACGCCTGGTTCGGCCTGAATCCGCTCTGCGCTCCGAAGGTTCAGAAGGCACCCAGCGGATACACGATGTGATCTGAGGATTGACGCCGGACCATTTTGCCCATGCGCGCAACATGGCCCGGCCTTCCCAACAACGACATTCGATTTTGTGGAGATACGAAAATGAAATGCATTCTCACGTTCCTGGTCGCGATCTTGCTCGTCGCCCCGTCCTTCGGGGCGATGACCTACGACCAGGCATACTACCGGGCCAACGTGGGCTATCTCGGCTCCGCCGGCTACAACGACCCCCTGTACAACTTCATTGGCGAGGTGGCGACGACCCTGGCCGAGGGCACGACCTTCACCGGCGGGGCCATCGCCGGCGATATCACGGTCGCCACGGGCAAGTACATCAAGAGCGGCACGACCAGTAAGGACACGACCGCCTTGCAGGTCTACGACCTGACGGCGGCGGCCTCCTATACGAACGTGCTGAGCTGGGAGAGCCACGCGGACCCCAACATCGTCCTGGGGGCCGCGACGAACAAGCTGTCTATCGTCGGCGCCACAACGCTTGCTTTCAATAACGGGGCGACGGTCTCCCAGCCGGCCAACAACCTGCTGGAATTTACGGAGAACTCCGAGACCCTGGGCCTGATCTTCGGCACGAACAAGATCGAGCTCGGGGCCGGGGGCACAGGCGTCGTGACCCTCGACTTCAACGTCGAGGACAAGCTCGAAGACATCGAGAGCCTCACCGGCGACGGCGACGGTGCGATTACCGGCTTCAAGAAGGTCGTCGAGGCCCACACGGCCGCCGACGAACTGACGGCGACCGAGAGCGGGTCGGTTCACACGAACGCCGGAGCCAGCGGCAATATCGCCCTGACCCTGCCGACAGCGGTGGCCGGGCAGGAGTTCACCTTCATCGTCATGGCGGCCCATCAGGTCCAGGTGACTCCGGCGGCCGGGGACGCTATCTACGTCAACGCCGCGGCAGGCACCGCCGCGGAACACTGGTGGGCCGACGCCGTCGGCGAATCCGTCCACCTGATCGCCGTGGACGCGACGAACTGGATCGCGGTTTCGCATATCGGAACGTGGACGCAAGCGACACCTTAACGCTTTTCGAGGGCCGGGTCAGCTCATGCTTTCCTCCTGACCCGCGCCCTTTTTTGAAGAGGTGTGAACGATGGGACGGCCCTTGACCAATCGCCGGAATTACTGGTCTTCGGATCATCGCTACCTCCTGTTCTGGGCGGCGGGCAAGGTGAACGCCTGGCGCAGGGGGCATGGTCTTGCGACGATGGACCCCTGGGACCTCGCAACGGAGGGCTGGCTCCGGATGGTTCGGCGGTGCAAGGGCCCCGAGGAACTGCGGCTCACGTACAACAACCTCCTTCGGGAGATGATGTCCTATTGCAAGCGGATGGACGTCGGCCGGGGGATAAGTCTTGATGAGCGGATGGACGTGGCTGCGCCCGGCGACGAGACGGCCCGGATCGACGCCCTGGACGCCCTGGCGAGCGTCTGTCGGACGGCGGAGGACGAGGCGGGCCTGAAGGCCGCGTTCGAGTTCGCTGTAAGGGGTCTGAACCACAAGGAGTCGAAGCAGCGGACGGGCGTGACTTACGAGCGGGTCCGGCAGCGGAAGAACAAGTTCTTGAAAACGGCCTGCGACAGGCTGGCCGCCTGCGCCTGACGGCGCAGCCGAGAAAGGAATCGGAATCGAATGAGCAGTAAGGACTTTCGACAGGACAAGCACCCTGTGGCCCGCCTGGACTTCCCGCAGTCGGCCTGGGCCAACGGGGTCACGGCGGCGGTCGAAAAGACGATGCAAGTCAACGGCATCGTCGAGCAGATTGCCGTAGCGGTCAATAACAACACGGGCAATCGGACTGGGACCGTAACGATCACGGACGAGAACGGGGCAACGCTGTTCACCCAGGCGAGTATTGCGGAGAACGCAACGACTACCTACTTCGCCCGCAGCTACAAGGCGACCCAGGACGCCGACTTCAATCCGTTCCTCGCGGTCGGGACCCTGACGGCGACGATCACGCCAAGTGGCGATCCGGGGGCGTCGGGTATGACGGTTGACGTGATTTTCTTTGTAAGGTGAGGACATGACAACGAGACGATACATAGGATTCCTTCTTTTCATTCTTGCCCTCTGCTCGTGCGCCCGTGCCGATCTGGTTGCCACAGAGGGGTTCGGCATCGACATGAGCAGTGTCGGGGCTGGACTGGACTTCACCGTGGCTGTGGACTCGAAAGAACAGTGTGGTCAATTCGTGGTCACAGATCCCGCCTATGGAGC